GCTGGAGCAGATCGCCATGACGGCCACGCTGGAAGGCTTGGAACTGGTGCGGCCGATGATGCGCAGCCTGCCGGCAGATGACCGCAAGGAGGCCATCGCCGCGGCCCAAGCTCGCGCCAATCAGATCCGCGCCGAGTCGGAGCCGGCGCCAGTGCCGGCACCTGCCGCCGCAGAAGCCGGGGATGGTGCGCTATGAACTCGGCGCCTCTGACGCCTGTTGAACTGGCCAAGCGGTGGGGGATCACTGCCCGCACGCTGGCCGAGTGGCGGCGTTTGCGCAAGGGGCCGGCACACGTTCGCCTCGGGGAAGGAACCCGGGCGCGGATCGTGTACCGACTGGAAGACGTTGTCGAGTACGAGATGAGGAAACGCGTATGAACACCGAGACGGAAATTCGCCAGGCGCTTGACCCCGACGTCGAGCCGATGCAGCGCTGCTGCCACGGCGGGTGCGAACAGGGCCGAGTCTGCCCCGCGCGGGCGTACTGGGAGCCGCCGCATACCGAGGAGTCGGCGCTGGATACGTGGCTGCCGGCAGTGGCTGCGGTGGCGTGCGCGGTCGCTGTGATTCTGGCTATGGCGGGGGGGATGAAATGAGTGCCCTGCGCGAAGCCGCCCAGCAGGCGTTGGAGGCGTTGGAGCACATTGAGCACCACTACATAAGTTTGCCAAAAGCAGGCAATAAGGCCATCACCGCCCTCCGCGCCGCGCTGGCGCAGCAGGAGCAGGAGCAGGAGCCGGTGGCGTGGGTAGACAAGGGGTCGATTGCATGGCTGGGCGAGCAACGAAGCCTACAGCGCAGAAAAGTGCGATCGCGCCGCGAGTGGCAGTCGTTGAGCGAGGAGGAGCGCGACGCTGCCATACGGTGGGCGGTAGATCAAGAAAAAATGCACTTCGGACGTGCCGTTGCCCGCGCCGTCCAGGCCAAGCTGAAGGAGAAGAACTCATGAATGACCAGGAACGAGCCGTAATGCAGAAGGCGCTGGAGGCGTTGGAAAAATTGAGAGACACGACGCATAGCGACACGCTGTACGCCCAGTTTGAGGTTGCCATCACCGCCCTCCGCGCCGCGCTGGCGCAGCAGGAGCAGGAGCAGGAGCCGGTGGCGTGGACAGATCGAGAGCTTCAACTAATCGACGGGATGATTGAAGTCCAACTGCATCACGCCGCGCAGTGCGACGGCATTGCAAACCGCACGATGGCTGAGAAACAGAAGGGCTGGGACATGGAGCGGGTGGCCCTGCTGCAAAAGATCAAGAGCAACCCACCCCGCCGCGAGCCGGAACTGCTGAAGGCGCTGAAGTTGATACGGCAAAGCATCGTCAACCCCCTGTCGGTGCAGATGTCACAACAACAGTTGTCGGAATGCGTTCGCGCAGCCATCGCCAAAGCAGAGGGGCAAGCATGAAACTCCGCGCCTTTCTGCGCGGTTTCGTCAACGGACTAGCACTGTTGCCGCTGTGGCGGTGGCTTAGGAGGAAGACATGACCAAAGAAGACCTAGAACGCTTCGCCGCCATCGTCGCCGCAGCCCAACGCGAAAAAGTCGCCCACTGGATGCGCAGCATGGGCTACGCCACCGGGCATGGAGATACCGTCGAAGACCTGCTTGACCACCTCGGAACGCAGATTGCGGAGGGGCTGTTGATGGAGCGTGAGGCGTGTGCCGACATCTGCGACCAGCACGCAAGCATTGAAGGGATTGCGCAGCGGTGTGCTGCGGAGATCAGAGCGAGAAACAAAACGTGAGCGAATCAATCCTCAAAGCCTTGAGTTATCAGCCACTGTGCAATCATCAAACTCATGGGCTTATAAATCAACAATGGCAAGTTGCCGGTTGCGGACGGTCTTTGTCCGAATTTGCAACCACTTCACAGCAATATATTGGTCGAAAGGGCCAAGACATGCCCATCGTAACCTACAAAGAATTTGTGCAAGACACCACTCGCATGTTTGAAAAGGCTGTTGAGTTGGCCTACAAAGACCTGCTAGAGAAAGCGGTGGCAGAGGCGGTGGCGGCCGAGCGCGAAGCCTGCGCGAAGGTGTGTGAGCAAGAATGGAGCACGCACGGCTGGGCGCAAGCAGGAATCGCAACCGCCGCCATCCGTGCAAGGAGCAAGACATGAAGGACAACGACATCGCCACCATGATGCACGAAACTGCAGGCCAGCACTGGGGCGACGAAGCGCACTTCCAGCGGTTTGCGTACATGTTGCTGGCGGCAGATCGCAAACGCCAAGAGGAGCAGCTGCATACCTGCAGTGCAATGTGCGACAAGCCGCTGTGTGCGGCACGAAGGCGGGGCGTGGAGGCCGAACGTCACCGCTGCGCCCAGATCGCCCGTCAGTTTGACGTAGACCACCCGAACACCAACTACGGCGGGTGCATCGCCCGCTTCATTGAGGGCGCAACACCATGATCACCGTCGAAACCCACGACCGCATTTGCTCCGACCTGCACCAGCAGATGCGCGCGTTGATCGTTGAGAACGAGCGCCTGCGCCGCCGGCTGACGGATGACGAGGTTGGCCGCATTTGGTTCGAGGCCAAGATCCCGGGCCTGATGGAAAGCGATGCCCGCAGGCTTATCCGCATGACCGAGGCGCACCGTGAACTGCCCACTGTGCGGTAAGTGGGCAGGAGTGCTGGAAACGCACCGAGAGATGGCACACACCAGACGGAGGTACGAATGCGCGAATCTGCATCGGTTCACGACTCACGAGCGCCTGGTGAGCACGGGCCTCTCGACCCGGCGGAAGCCTGCACAGAGCTTGGAGCCGAAGACCCGGAAACGCTCCCCGAAGCGTTCTGGGTCTGGCTTGCCCTGACGGCAATCGTTGTTACGGTGCTGGTGGCCGACTTGGTGTTGAAATAGCGGCGTGGTCTACCTTAGAAACAGCGCACGCTCGTCCCTGCGCCGCTTGACAAGACCCGGGAGTTCTTTGCCGCCAGCCTTCGTCCATTGCATGAATGCATCTGCGGCACCTTCGATGTCATCACGGTTTGCCTTCATGCGGATCTGGCTGCGTTGAAGATTCCCTAGCCCTGCGTTGTACGCAAAAGAGACCAGAGCGTCGAAGCGCCCTTGATGACCAGCACAGCCGGGAACCAGACGAAGAACACCTCGTTCAAAAGCAGCGACGTCAGCGTCGAAAAGCGCATCGATCTCTTTCTTGGACCAGACACGGTTGTGCTCTGGACGTAGCGGGTAGTTCATGCGGATGAACCCAGTGTAGCCTTCTTTGCGAACCATAGGCAGTTGGATCTGGTCCTGATACAGGACGTGCCCGTACCCAACGGTCCAGATGTGAGCAGGGCACAAGTAGGGTCGGGTTCTGTAGCCCTCGTACCTGTGCATCAGCGCAGCGCCCTCGGGGCTGAGCTTCACTTCTTGCTCCACTGTCTGCTGCCGAACCAGAACCCAATGATTCCGCCCAGCATCGCCATTTCGTCTTCACTGAAGATGATCGCGGTAACACGGATCAGGTCATCCACCGACTGGATCAGGCCCGGGTGCTTCCAGACATACAGCGTCAGCGCGGCGTTGATTAGCACCAACTCAATGATGAAAATATAGGTGACTGTCGGTCTTACGGTGCCGACATAGTTGGCAACCCAGCGGCTGGCCTTCTCCAGCACCTTCTCGTCGTGTTTGAGCGCCGCCTCAGTCATCTGCGCCTCGGTCTGCATCGCCACCTGCTCGACGCGGATCTCCTCCATCTTGGCTTGGGAGGCGTACCCCTGAGCCGCAAGCTGGAGCTCCCGCTCGGTCTGCAAACGCGCTAGGGCAATCTCGTGCTTCTGATCTGACTTGTTCTGGAAAAACTCCAGCAGCTTGGGCAGGCCGCTGATCAATAGACCGCCGAGGGTTGAAAGCAGACTGAGCATTAACTGACTCCTTGAAAGACGCTAGTCGTCGCCACGATCTTTGCACTTGTTGCCGCCGCTTTTTCCGGCCATGATGCCGCCAAGCGCGCCGGCAATGAACGTAGCCAGCGGGGTGATGAGCTTAAAAAACTCAGTGTCTGCCGGCGCCATTGCGCCAAACGGTTGCGTGACAAACACCAGGCTGTACAAGACAACGCAAACAATGATCACAAGAGTGAGCGCCAGAGTGATGCCCACAATGAAGCGCAGCAGCGCATCAAGATCCCTTTTTGTTTCCATATGTCATGTCATTGCAGGTTCTAGTCGCTTTGCACGCGTCTTCCTGACACTCTGGCAAGTCTTTTTTGGCCGGGTTTTGACATGGGTAGCGGTAGCGGTCTTCGCAGCCCGCTGCGGCCAAAACCAACAACAAAAGCAGCAGATGCTTTCTCACATTTGCCTCGCCACCAGTATTGATAAAGCGATGACGCCTACAAGAGAAAAACAAAGCAAAACGATCAAAAGGGACAGCCCGATAGTCTTGGCCATCTCGCGTCTGTCGGCAAACTTCTTTTTTTCTTGGCGCGCTTGCTCCGCTTCTTCTTTGCGCTTGTTCTCTTGGAATCTAAGCCAATCATCCCACAGACCAGGACGACCTTGGTAGATCAGGAGCGTCTTTAGCTCCTCCTCCTGCTGGCGCAGCTTTTCTAGCGCCCAAAATTCATCGCAGATGCCTCCATTCTCTTTAGACTTGGCTGCAATCTTTTGCTTTAGTCCGACGTACTCTGCCAGCTTGCCGCCGACAGAGATCAAATCCCCGCCGTTGGAAAGCGTTTCCTTAATTACCGCGTAGGCGGCATTTGCGGCGGCGAGTTCGGCCAACATGGTTCACGCCTTGTCGGCCTTCGCTTCCAGTTTGTCAAAAATCCTAGCCAACATAGACTTAATTTCACTTATGTCGGCCTTGTAATCTTCTTTGGCAACGTAGACATGCGGCATTTGCCTGACGTCCTTGTCAAGAAGTCTGATTGATTGCCAAATGTTGTTCAGTATCCAGCCGCCCAAAACGCCGGCCAAAGACACTGCAATGTTGAAGAGGGCTTGAGTGTCCATCAGTCAATCAAGGCGTTTGTGGGTTGGGGGGCAAGAGAATTGGACCGCACCGGTTCTGCCCTAGGGGCGATCTCAACGCCGGCAGTAGTAGTCACTGCCCGCCCAAGACGCTCTGGCTGCAGTTGCGTAGCAACAGATCCGCCGCCAGTTGCTCTTTGACGTTGCAATTGAAGCGCTTTTTCAACCGAGCGTGCGGCCAAGGCCGGGTCGGTCATTTCGCGGGCAATTTCCAGCGCCAGCTTGTTGTCCAAACGCAAAGCAAGGCGTTTGGCGGTGTTGTTGAACACCGTCAGCGCAACGTTCAGAAAGTTGGGGAGCGGCAAACCAATTTCTTTACCGGTTTCCGTACCAAGGCCCTTGATGTCAATTCCGGTTGCCGCACCAGCCTTGACCAATCGCTCATATTCTCCGCGCCGCAACAGGTCTTGTTGAACCGCGTTTATGTGGCTCAATTGTTGTGGCGTCAGGCCCTTTGTCAACTGGTCAATGCGCGACTGAACGGCATCCGCTGTAGCGCCGGCCGGCAATGGATCGGGGAGCTTAATGTTGGCTCGCTCAGCAATTTCTTGCACCCGAGCGTGACGCGCGGCGTTGACGCCAACAATGTTGATGCGTTGCAACGTGTTCATGCCGGCAGCGTCAAGCACGCGGATCGGGTCGGCGTACTTCTTCAAAAACGCTGCGTGAGCCTCTGGCGTAAACGTTCCAACCTCGCGCGTGTACAAATCTTCAATTCCAGAGCGCATCACGCGCATGGCGCCCGGGTCTTTGCCAAACATCGTGACAAAGTTCTGGGCTTCAGATACGCCGCGCGGTTGAAAATACTTAACAACCACATCTTCCGGCTTGATTTTTGGCTCGTTCAGCCCGGTGGTTTTAAACAGCTGCGCGTTGACTCCCGTCTTAAATTGCGGAACGTACTGTTCTCGGTACAGATTCAGCGCTTCAGCATACTTTTGCTTTGCAGCATCGCTTAGCGTTGTCGATGTAGAAACCGCATCGTCAATGGCGCCGTGAATTTGGCCTAAGTTGCGAAGCCTAGTCGCTGCCGCAGGATCTGAGGACAACTTTCCGGCAGCAATGTCCGCATTGACGGCCTTGCGAATGTCGTCCAGTTGTTGCAGCGTTGCCGTTGGGGTTTCTGGCGCTCGTTGCGCAGTTAGTCTTTGAGATACCAAGCCACGGCCGACAGGCAATGGCTCAGGTTTGCGCGCCAACTGCGCCAGCTTGCGAACGGTCTCCGGCGCCGTTGATGGGTCAAACTCCGACAACTTTTTGCCAAGGATGTCCTCAGCTTGACGCACCACGCTGGCAAGATCAATCTTTGAGTTGCCCGCTTCTTTGAAAGCGGCTTGATAGGCCGGTTCAATGACGTTAGCCTTCAGCGCTTTGCGCTTAGCTTCTGCCGATTGGAAAAGAGCAGATCCCACATCTTCGACGTTTGCCGGCTGCAGTGCCGTTCCCATACGCTGCTCAAGCTGGCTCAGCACTCTGCCGGCTCTTTCTTGGCCTCTGGCCTGTTGAGCACGTTGAGCCGCCGTCGTTTGGGCCTGCATAAATGCGTATTCGCCGGCAAGCCCCGGCACCTCTGCGGCGCGAGCTTGCAACGTTGCAAAACCCGGCGTGCCTGCGGTGGCGGCAACCTCTCCAGCAGCAGGGATGGCGCCAGGCGTAGCGGCACGCGGGCCGCGCAACGCAGCAAGAATATCGTCGCCCTTGTTTTCAAGCGCCTTCAAGTACGTGTCTAGCTTGATGTTGCCGAGCCTGCTACCGTACTCAGCAGCCTTGGCAAAAGCGGGGGCAACAACGCCTCGGCCTGCGGCCTCTATCGTCGCGCCAGACAGCGTTTCCCGCGCAGTGCGTTCCAGTGCCTGCGGCATGGTCAGCGGCTCGTCGTCGCCGGCAATCAAGCGGTTGATACCGCGTGCCGCGCTGTAGCCCGCACCAGCGCCGCCAAGCATGGCAAGAGGGCCTGCCGGTGTTCCCAAAGCCGCGCCGCCGGCAGTGCCAAGGCCTTCAATGGTAGGCCCGATCATCTGCGCCACACGCTGCCGCGTGGTTGGGCCAGCAGGTGCGGCCGGTGGCGCAACGTAGGGGCCGGCGCCAGGAATTTGGTTCGGTGGCGCTGACGGTGTTGTTTGCTGAGCAGAACCAGCCCGCGCTTCCAGTTCGGCCAAGCGGCGAAGGGCCTGCAGTTCTTCGCGCGGGCTCATTGTTGTCTCCCAAAACGACGACGCAAGGCATCCAGCTCAGCCTGCTCTGCCGGGGTCAAACCACCCTGTGCCGGCACTCGCCCCGGTGCTGCCGGCCTTGCTGGCGGCGGTGTTATTGGGGCATTCAACCCAGCGCCTTGTGCCGGCATCGGCAGCTCGCGGAATTGCGGGAATCTTTCAAAATCCTCGCCATATTGCTTTTCGTAAGCATCTTTAATGCGACCCATGGCGGAGCGAGCTTGTTTCTCAAGTGAATCAATTTGCTCCAGCATTGGTCCGACACCCTTGACCGGATCAATTACGGCAATTTGATCAGCCAAGATTTTCCATTCCTGGTTGGCAATAGAGCCAATCGCTCCAGACATTGCCGCCGTAGCTTTGCCCATAGCGGTAATTTTGCCGCGCAAGTTTTCCAACCGCGTCTGAGCCTGTGCTGCAGCACCGCCAGGGAACGAAGGCAGGTATGCTCCAGAAAAGCCCGTGGCTCGTTCTAAACCTGGCGCCGTACGCACTTGTTGCGCACTGTTCAATGTTTCCTGCAGATTTTGCAGCGCAGTCCCGGCGTTACGGTATTCCTTGGCTACCGCATCACGGCGGCGGGCAAGCTCGCTTTCTGACATGGGTTTGCCGGCAACTGGTGCGCCGATGCCGGCGCCGGAAGCTCGGCGAGCTTCTGCCAGACGCTGAACAACAGCGGGGTCTTGGGGGCCGCCGCGAATGTACCTTACTTCACCATCGGGGCCAAGCTCATAACCTCTTTGCTGCAAATAGCGCGAACGCAAATCTGCTTGCGCACCCAGCGCAGCATTTGGCGCCGCCCCGGGCGCCGCGCCAGCCGCAGGCACGTTCTGCGCCAAAACCGGCAACTCTGGGCGAGGGGGCGTAATAAATTGACCCGAACCGTCTTGCTGACGCTGGAAAATGTTTGGCCCAACAGGAACCGTTCTTTGTGAAGGAGTCAGCACTTGCGGCTCCAAGAGCTTGGCCGCCTCCGGATCTTCGGCGTACATCTCCAACAGCGCGTTGGCCGTCATGGGTTGCCCGGAAAATCTGGCAAGCCTTTCCTTGCGTTGGCGGTACGCAAGGTCAGCCTCTATCATTTTCCGGCCCGCCTCAAGTTGGGCTGGAGTAGTGGCGTTGTTGATCACAACGCGCCCCAAATCGGAAACCGTGGCGTTGGGATTGCCCATGATTTCTTGAGCACCACGGCGAAATGCTTCAAACGCCGCATCCTGTTGCGCTTGGTTTTCCTGCTGTTGCTCTTGCTGTTGCACCCCCCGCAGCGCATTGATCCCAGGCGCAATCCGCGACAGCGTCTGCAGCCGCGACTCAGGTGCAAACTGCATCGGCTGCCGTTGGCCAGCCATCAGGGGCAATCGGGTGTCAAGTTGCATGATTTCAGCCTCCAATAGGACGCTTGAGAATTTCTCGGATAAGGCTTTCTTCTTGCTGCCGGTTCAGATAGTTCTGGAACGAGTTCAGCACCCCGCCGACAGCCCCAGTGTAAGCCGAGGCGCGGCCCATCCGCCCCGCCGCCAGCGCGTTGGCCTCTTGGCCCATGATGTTGCCGGCAGAGGTGCCAAACCCAGACGCCGCGTTGCCCATCTGGGTGCCGGCAGTCTGCCCCAGCCCCGCGATGTTTGCCAATCTGTTGTACGCGTTGCCGTACTCCTGAGATGCCGTATCCTGCGCAAACCGCTGACCGGCCTTGAGCGCACCGCCCGACAGGAAGTTCCCCCGCGAAGACTGCATGCGCTCCAGCGCTTTCAGCCCCTCGCCCAGACGGAACCCGTAGCCCGGGTCCATCTCCAGCATCTGCTGCTGCGAGCCTTGGCCGCCGAGGCCCATCGCACCGGACAGGCGCTCCAGCGCTTTCGTGCCGGCAGTGCGGTACGGTTCCAACAGGCCCTTCTGGTACTCGAACATCTCCCGCTGCAAAGCGAGAGCGTTTGCCGCAGCATCGGCTTGCGTTTGCGCGGCCTTCTCTGCCGCGTTGGCCTCTAGCACGCCCCCGACGACGCTGCCGACGCCGCCTACGACGGCTTGGCCGACGGGGCTGGTGACGAGCTGGACGGCTTTGTCAAGGAGGCTGCCGCCTGCGCCCGTTACCGTAGACGCAATGTCTGCGGCTGTTTTGCTGCCGGTAGCCCCGAGAACCGTGTCGTAGGCCGACGTTTGGGCGCCGGTCATCCCAGCCCCGTATCCTTCCGAGCCGTACAGTGCTGCTTTGTCGGCGGAACTCAAGCCGGCGCCAGTCGCGCCAGTTGTTGCGCCAGTAGCGGCAACGTCTGTAACGGTTGGGGCAACAGTGCCGCCTCCTGCCACGCCGCCGGTTGCGCCAGCGCCAGCGCCCAACGCTCCGCCAGAAGCAAGAATTGCATCAAACGGTAGTCCTGCATTGGCACCAATCAGAGCAGGATTGAATCGCCCAAAAGCCGTTGCCGCTGCATTTGTTCCGTACCCCGCGGTGCCAAGCCCCGCTTCCATAGCGGCAGGCGTCAGCGCGTTTGTGACGTTGGAAGCAACGCCCGAAAAAGCGTCGGCAACTGGCGCAACATTCGCAACTCCTACCGGCGAAGGCATTGACCCGACTACAGCAGCAGGATCGGCCAACGTGCCGAACTCAAACGTCGGCGGCGTAAGTGGGCCAAGTTTTGGGGGAAAATCGGCCAGCGGCGTTACGGTTGGCGATTCCATCGGCAACGGAGTTCTCGCCGTTGTGGGCGTCAGGTTCTGGTACGCACCCTCGGCCAAAACATCCGACGGCAAAGTCGCCAAGTCCGCCGCGGTCAGCGCGCCGCCGGTTCCCCCCAGAAGCGCATTGACACCCGTTATTTCCGCAGCGGTTGCCGGCGCAATCACGCCAGGCGCCATAGCCTCTGCGATGCCCAGCGCGCTGCCGGCACCTGCGCCCGCACCAGCCCCAGCCCCAGCGCCGCCCAGCAGCGCATTGATACCCGCGCCAAGACCGGCCAACCCGAGGCCGGCGCCCCAAGTCTTGATCAGCGGCATGACCATGTCGCCGATGTCGGAGCCTCCAATCTTGATATCCTGCACGCCATCTGGCGTTACAAAACCCCAGTAGGTATTGAAAGTGCGCTTGTCCGGGTGCTTCCACCGAAGGTCGTAGCCAGAGGCGCGAAGGCTATCGATGGCCGCCTTGGCTGGAGGCGTATATTGCTGCCCAACTTCTATCGGCATAAAACCGCCGTTCGGGTCGGGCCGCATTTCAATCATGGGCTCATACACTTTTCCCCGGAAGCCCGTTGCCTGCAGAACCTGCTCCCACGGACCCACATATTTCATGGTTTCCGGGTTGCCATACGCCGGGTCATTGGCCCAACGCGGATCGTCATACGACCAGTATTCAGACGACACTTTTGCCATGATTCACCTCACCCAATCCGCCAGTTGGTGCCGTCGCTGTACACGGGGACTCCGTTCGCCCCGCCTGCGGCTACGATAGACGCAAACGTCGTCGCGTTGGCATCGGTGACAAAAGCCCGCGCACCCGCCCCGGCGGTAGCCGCTGCCGGCAGTGTAGCCACGGTCAGCGTGCCGTGGTTGAAGTACTTCACGCTGAACGTCAGCGTCAGACCTGGCACGCGGAACACCGTAACGCTGGCGTTCCCCATCGTGATTTCGTTGCTGACGGTGGGGCCAGAGGCGTCAGCGTCATAGCCGATGATTGTGTTATTGCTGCCAGATGTCAACGAATTGCCGGCCTGCATGCCAACCGCTGTGTTATTGACGCCGGTCGTAAGTGAATTAAGCGACGAAGCTCCGACGCCAGTATTTCTGTCGCTTTCACAAACCTCCAAAGATCCTGCGCCCACAGCAGTGTTCGCACTAAAGCAAGCACCATTCAACGCGGATCGTCCAATTGCTGTATTGGAGTTTCCAACAATAGTTGAGGACAGCGCAAACGAACCAATGGCGACATTATTTGCTGAATTGTTAACGTCAAGGGCGGCGTGCCCTATTGCAACATTATCAGAACTATTGTTTGAAAGCAGCGCATCTGACCCTATTGCTACATTTCTTTGGCCGGTTGTCAACGCCGACAGCGATCGATACCCAACGCCCGTGTTGTAGTTTGCCGTCGTAGCCGCCGACAACGAATCGTAGCCCACGGCCACGTTGTAATCCCCGCTGGTGTTGGCATCCAAGGCTTGCGAGCCGACGGCGACGTTTTGAAAGCCGTTAGTGTTTGACGTCAGGGCGTTGTACCCGACGGCAACGTTGTTGGACCCCGTGGTGTTGCTATCCAGCGCCGTGTCGCCTACGGCAATGTTGGTGGCAATGCTGCCGGCACCCAACCCCACGGCAACGCCGACTTCTTTGGTCAAGTCGAACGGAGCGTAAATGTTGTCGTCGGTCTTGATCAGCGTGCCCAGCGACGTCTGCAGAACGAACTTGTATGACGAACCAGCCGTAAGCCAGATTTGCGCGGGCGTTCTGCCGGCGCTGTCCAGCACAATGGGGTTGGCGTTGGCCGTGCCGCCAGTAGACGACGTGTACGTCGCCGCGGGCGTCGTTGTGCCGGCAGCGTAGGTGTAGATCAGCCCGCCGTTCAGCGGGTTGCCGTTGTTGTCGAAGAACTGGGCGCCTGCGCCTGCGTATTGGGAGAGGACGACTGCCATCAGGGCCTCACTGTTGAATCTGAGTGACGGTGACGATCACGGCAGCCGAAGCGGGGGCATAGGCCGTGGCGGCGGCGGCAGTGAGCGACAGCGAAGTGTCTGAGACGGCCCACATGAGCTCAAGGTACTCGTTGGCCTGCAGGGAGAAAAACTCCGACACGGTGATTGTCGCAAACCCACCGTTGCTGTCCAGCGATGAAATGGCTGTGCTGTTGGCGTAGTCGGTCGTTCCGTTCCGCCGGAACCACACCCTGGCGTTCTTGGACGACGAGTTGGTCGAGGTGAACTGATACCGCACCGTGAACTGGTACAGGCCCGACTGAGGCACTTTGAGGCGCGTCAGCGGCGAGCCCTCCAGCGTCACGCCCTCGGCAATCTCTGTGGTGTCCAGCGGAATGGCGTATGCCGTGTTGATCACCGCTGCCGTCAGGTTGGTCGTGCGCGTGAACTCGCCGTAGTACTTCTGCTGCTCAATGGTGGGCCGCACGAAGATGTCGCCGCCAGTGGCGTTGGCCACCAGCACCGCGGCCACGGGAATCACGTTGTCAGGTGCCGTGGGCTTGGTCGCCGTCAGCCCGCCGGCTACCGTTGGGCTGGCGTACAGAACGTCGCCCGCGGAGAACATGCTGGTGTTGATGCCGCTGACGTTGCCCCACACGCAGCACAGGCCCGTGGCGCCACTGTCAGGCAGTTCCTCGGCCATCACGCCCAAGATGTACAGCGACGGCGATGAGCCGTCAGCCAAGTACGGGGCGACGGACAGCACGTTGTTCGACCCGACGCCCACAAAGCCGACGACGGCCCCCTTGGGAATCGTTGAGCCCGTTGTGTTCTGGACGATGGTGTACTGCGTCAGCGCGGCGTTTTCTGTCGCGTTCTGCAGCAGTTGGAAGAACCGAAACCACGCGCGAGTAGTCAAAGCCCCCTGATCCACCAGCGGGTCGCGCTGAGCCGGTACACGCGGCGCAAGCTGCACGTCAGGCGCTCGTCGGGGTAACGGAAAGCTCCGCACCCATGATGGCGATCTTCACCGGATCGGTGCCGCTGACTTCGTACACCCGATCCCGCAGTTTGGTGGTCATGCCCAGCCGGCGCCAGATCACGCGCTTGCCGTACTCGCCGAGTTTGCCCATGCTGGCCCAGTGCTCGTTGCTCCAGGTGTGGCCGCCGTCGTCGGACCAGCGGAGCATGACTTGGGAATTACTGCCCTGACCGGTATTGATGCCAATACCAGCTTCGCAATCCAACTGCAACGCATGATGCGCTGTGCGCTTCAAATTGTTTTGCCCCGTAGGCAACGCGCGCCATGACCGCAACCAGCGTTGCACTTCTTCGTTATCGTTGTACACCTCGGGATCAAACGCATAAACGCGCCCGTTTTCCCAGTCCCCCACCAGCACCTGCCCAGCAAAGTTTGCCTGACAGTTGCTACGGTGGCGGCGGTACTGCACGCCATCCCAGTACGCTCGCTCATGCCACGCGCCAGTGGCAACGTCAAACACCCACGTAGCCTGCGACGTCGGAAATGTCAGCACGTAGAACGAGTGCCCGTCCTGCTGGTACGAGTAGCCGATAGCGTCGTTCAGCACGCCGTACTGCTGAATCTGCCACTCAATGGCGTGCGTGCTGACGCGCTGAGCGTTGTAGCCTTGGTTGCGGTACACGATGCCGTTGCCGCGGGCGTCAGATCCCAGCCAGAACACGGCGTTGTCCAGCTTGGCGACGCTGTACGGCGCAAGGCAGCCGGTTTCCATGAACGCGCCTTCAATGCGCGCCAGCGGAAAGTCAGCCAAACCGGCGTTGTACCAGACCTCAACGGTGTTGTTGCCGAACAGCCAGACCTCGCGGTGGTCAACCATCAGCGACACAATGTTGTCGGGGTTGCCCTCGGCGCTGGCAAAGTCCAGTGGGTCAATGGCAGTGCCGTCAAGCAGCAAGGTTACCCACACGCGCTGGCTGTTGGGCTCGTTGAAGACGAAGTAGCTGTCCAAATAACCGACAGTGACGGCGCCCGGGAAGTCAGGGTCCGTGACCTGCGCAAACACACCCGTGTTGGCGTTGTAGATGAACGCGCTCGGATTGCAGGCCACGAACAACTGAATGCCGTTGTCGGCCATGCTTACCGGCCCGCTGCCGTTAATCAGGCCAAGCTCAGTGACGGCAAAGTTGCCGTCCACGCGGTACAGCTTGCCGCCAGAGGCAACGTACAGGAAGTCCCCGAATTTCCACATCCCACGGATGGGGCCTTCTCCTACGGTCGCCGCCAGACGAAGCCCCGGGCACCGCTGCAAAAACGCCGCTTCCTTGCCCCCTTCCGGCACAACCTCTGGATACAGGTTGACCATGCGGTTCGCCGCAGCGTTGAGGCTGCGGGCGACGTAGGCCCCACCAAGGATAGGCGTCTTCACGGCGTGCCGGCGTAGATGTTGAACCGCTGCTGACGGCGGTTGATCAGGTTGTACGGCAGGCTCATGATGTCGTCAGCGAAGTTGATCCGCTTCAGATCCCGCTTGGACGCCATCGCAATACGTTGCACCGTCGGGGGCGGCTCAACGCCAAACTCGGCCGCAATCTCGCAGGCCAAGTTGTATTTGAAGCACCTCAGGTAGCCAGGCGGAAACACCAGCACCGTGTTCAGCGTGGCGGGCTGCGAGAGCTCCTGCACCGAGACGAGGTGGAACTCCAGTTCCCGCGTGGGCACCGGGTACACCGTCATGGTGATATCCGGCATCGTCATGTTCACCCACATGCTCTGTGGGTAGGTGGACGTGACGGTCTTCAGCGCAATGCCGTTGTACTGCTGCTGGTTGATGAACATCAGGCCGTAGCTGATGCCCGTCGTTGGGTCGCGGAAGTAGCAGGAATCGTCCAGCTGTACCGGGCGATTGCCGACAAAGTCCCCGCTGGGGCCGAGCGTGCGTTCGTAGACGTTTGCCGGCCAGTTGAACACCTGATCCTGCGTGGAGAACACCGACAGGCGCTCAATGCTCCACGAGTCCAGCATCTGGTTCAGTGCCGTCAGCGCGTCCTGCGCTGTTTCGGCCGATGGGGTTTCGCCCTCGGCCAGTTGGCCGATCAGCCGCAGCGCGGCATAGATTTGGTCACCGGCTGTCGTTGACATGCTCGGGCTCCTTGCGACGGCGCCTCCCGAGCATGTGGTTCATGGGGACAACGGCGTCATCCCCGGGCTCGTCGGGCTCACCCGGAGTATACCGCTGCCAACCGTTTTGTTCGTCGTATTCTGCTTCGGCCTCCATCGTGGCGATTTTCTGGCCGTGGCGCGGATGCTCAAGGTAGATCAGGGGCACAGGTCGCCTCCAGGTTGCTGGCGCAAATACGTGTGAAAGTTGCCCGGGTACGACTTGTCTGCGCTGTGGTGGTCAAGCTGCAGATCCGGCACAAGCCAGGCATCGCCGCCGCATTCTTCCCAGCGCCGGCAGAAAGCGTAATCTTCGCCCCACCACACGCCCTTGTGTGCGCCGTGGTTGAACAGATCCACGCTCATGCGGTATTTTTCGCCGTAGCACAGATCCGGGTAGGCGGTCATAAAACGGTCTACAGCGGCCGTTGTAACCTTGAGGAACCCTGCGGGCAGGAGTCGCGCTTTAATCGCGCCATCGGCCCGTACAACGGGCGTGCCGGCAGGCGTGCTGTGAATGGTGCCCATGTAGGACACCTCGTCAGCCTTGAACCGATAGGTGCCGCCAACGACGTCACCCGGGGTTTCAATGAGCGTAAGCAGATCGGCTGGCCGCCAAGACAGGTCGTGGTCGATAAAGACGATCACGTCCGCCTTGGCGTCCAGCGCTTTGCGCAGCATGGTTGCCCGTGCCGCGCTGATGTACGGGTTGCCTACCTCGTTGACCATACCCTCGTCCCAACCCGCGGATTTGATGAGGGGGATGGACGCCTCCAGACTGTCTAGGCACTGCTGGTACGGGCGCTTGATGGTCGGAACGCAGAAGACAACCTTGGCCATGAGTCAGTGACGGCTTACGCCGCGCCCTTCCACAGACCAACACCGGTCAGCGTCGCGCTGACTTCAGCAGCCCAAGCGGCCAGATTGGACGCCACACTGATGTAGGACGATGCCGACACAACGGACGCGGCTTGGATGGCCGCGGCGCGCTGAGCAGCCGGCGTGGCGCCGTAGAAGCCCAGCGTGCCGGTGGCCGACGGTTGCAGAGCAACGGGCTGACCCGAGCGACCAACGTTCAGAGTTTCGGCGGTGTTGCCGTCGCCGACCTGTTCGCCGTCACCGATCTTCGGAGCTTCGAAAGTTTGAGCAGACATGATGTTCCTTTCCGCCGCTTATGCGGCACCCTTCCACAGGCCAAGGCCGGTGAGAGTGGCATTCACCTCGGCGGCCCACGCCGCAAGGTTGCTGCCGACAGTGATGTACGACGAGGCGCTGACGACCGAAGCCGCCTGCACCGCTGCCGCACGCTGAGTGATGGGCGTCGCGCCGTAGAACGCGATCTTGCCACCAGCACTGGGGAGTGCCCCCAGTGCGCAGTCGTCAAGATCCTGGTCCGTGTACGCAACACCAATGGGCTTGGTGTAGGACATGGTCAATCACCCCCAGAGACGGACGGCCATCTGCGGACGGATCACGCTGTAGCCGTACAGCACATCAATACGACACGGCATGCGGTCGTTGTTGATGTCGTACTGGCGCACGATCCGCATGCTGATCCCGTTGTGGACCTTGCGCGAGGCCATGTCCACGCCGTTGGGCAGCAGCAGGTCCGCCGTGGCAAACGTGATGGCGTCCTTGTGGTAGATCAGGTTCTGCGGGTACTGCGTGGAAGCAGAGCCAAGGAACGTGACCGTCTTGCCGGACACCGGGAACGAGTCCACCGTGGCCAGCGCCTGACCCGACGTGTAGATCGCCGGGCTCACGCTGACGGTGTACGCGCCGCCCACCGCGGTGGCATCAGCCGTCGCCACGAACTGCTGCAGGGAGCCAGTGGACTCGCGGGTCTGCGGGTTCACTGCGAAGCAGTCTTGAATGGTGAAGACGTCGCCCTTCTTGATGGTCTGCGTGCCGGTGCCGGTAATGGCGATCGTCGTGGCCCCTTGGCTAGAGACGGTCGTCGTCACGGAGTGGCTGCCGGTGCGCGTGCCCGTGGTGTGCTGCTTGATGGACTGCGACATGTTGATCTCGTCGTAGCCCAGCACACCCTCGCCCATCATGCCGTTCTTGAACTGGCGGGAGATGGTCGAGGTCGGGTTGAACAGGCCCTTCATGCCTTCCACCAAACCGGCGTTGGCGGCGGGGTTCACCGTCGCGTAGCGCGGCGACATCAGCGCGGCCGCCTCGTTGAGCTTCTGCTGGCCCTGCAGCAGCACAAGGCTGGTTGCAGGCGTCGTGCCGGGGGTGCCGACCGACTGGAAGATGTTCTGGAACGAGTTGGCGACGTCGGCGTCGATGCTGGCCGCCAGCTGCGACACGCGCGGCTTGAGGATGCGGTCAGCAAAGTCGTCCAACGACAGAGCCATTTCGGCGGACGTGAAGTTCACGCCGATGTGCTTCTGCGAGGCGACGGTCAGCGTGGTGTACTGCTCGTTGACCTCTTGGACGCCCAGCGCGGCGCCGTTGGTGACCAGTGCGCGATCCGGCAGGCGGATACGCAGCGTGTCGCCGATCTTGGCGCCTTCGACGGCGAACGAGCTGTCGTACTGGCGGTTGACGTTGCGGGTGATGACCAGGTTGTTCTCGAGGATTTCGAGGGCTTTCAACGTGATCATGTCGATGGTCAAAAGACTTTGAGCCATGACGATTTCCTTTCTTCAGTTCAGCGGTTTCGGGCTTCCCACTGCCGGACCTGGCGCTGCCTTTCGGCGGCAATCCAGTCACTCGGCGACATTTGCTTCACAGACCGCGGGTCCGTCGTGTCAAGCGACGTTGCCGTGGACCGTGCCGTCACCGGAGAAATAGGCTGTGGTGCTGCGGTGGATTTCTTGACCGGCGGAGACGAGGCGAGTTTCGACTCAATCTTGCCGATTTCCTTTGCCTGCAGAATTGCCGGCAAGCGGGCGATACGCTCAGCTTCCTTGGGGTTGGAACCCAAGTAGTAGGCCACATCCGGGCCTGCGTCGGACGCCTGGATGGTCTGCGCCATGATGGGCGTGATAGGCAGCTTGGGGTTGTACACGACGTCTTCATAGTCGTCGTAACGATCCCGAGCAGCGTCTTCACGCTCACCGTGCGAGGCCAAAACCTGCGCCTGCTGCTGCTGGACTTCACGCTGCTGAACCAGTTCTGCGGCCCGCTTTTCCGCCAGCGCTTGCGCGTAGGCTTCAACGGACTCAAATTGATCAGCGGGCGGGACTTCCCTCACCGCAGGTGCCGGCGGCGTTGCCGGTTGCTGAATTTTTCGTTCCCACTTGCGCTGCTCTTTCGCAAGCCGTTTTGCGATCAGCGCATCAACTTCCTCTTGCGAGAAAGACTTGGCCGGCTGTTCTTGCGCAGCAGAGTCCGACGCCGCCGTCGCGTCGGGTG